CGAGGATAGATATGAAGGCATGTTGGTTGTTCGCAGTGAGTTGCGTAGCATGTGCAGTCATCATCACCAGCCCGTTAGTGGCATTGCTTATATTGGCATTATTGCTTCTCAAAAGTTAATTGGTCTCAGCAAATATACTCGTATTGCACAGTGGTGTGCTAGACGTGGTACATTACAAGAAGAACTGTGTAATGACATCGCACGTGAGATTAAAGCTGCTACAGGTACTAGTAACTTAGGAGTGTATATTCAAGCAACACACGGATGCTGTGAGAATCGCGGCATCATGGCAAATAGTAGTCTTACACAAACTACTGTACTTGAAGGTAGCTTTAAACACGATGCTGGTACAAAGAAAGAATTCTTTGACAATATTAAACTGCAACAGGAGTTTGCACGATGAAATTGAGATATAGCGAAGCCTTTTACAGTATACAAGGCGAAGGTGCATATGTAGGTGTACCTAGTGTATTCCTACGTACATATGGTTGCAACTTCCGTTGTCAAAACTTTGGACTTCCTCGTGGTACTCCTAAAGCTAAATATAATCCAGAAGTTAAAAAACTTATTGACTCCGGTGTGCATCTAACTGCAAAAGTATTTGAAGACTTGCCGCTGGTGTTTACTGGCTGCGACACTTACGCAAGTATCTATCCTGAGTTCAAACATCTTGTAATGGACAAGACTATCGACGAAGTTGTAGAACATATACTGTCGCTTACTCCAGAAGGTAAGTGGACTATGGATAATGGACAGGATGTCCATTTGATTCTCACTGGCGGTGAACCGCTACTTGCTTGGCAGCGTTTGTATATTGAGTTGTTTGAGCATCCTAGAATGAAGGACTTAAAGAATGTTACATTTGAAACAAACACTACACAATTTTTACACACGGAGTTTGCCGATTACCTTAAGAATCAGGCAAGATTTAAAACAACGTTTAGTTGTTCGCCCAAGCTCTCCGTATCTGGTGAATCTTGGGCAGACGCTATTAAGCCTGCTGTTGCTGCCAATTACCGCTCTATACTTAATGCTGATATGTATTTTAAATTTGTCGTTGCTGACAGTGTTGACGTTGAAGAAGTTGATAGGGCTGTCAAGGCTTATAGAAATATCGGAATCAATGTGCCAGTTTATCTTATGCCAATGGGTGGTCGTACAGAAGGTTATAACCTTACCGTACAGGAAGTTGCAAAACTTGCTATGGCAAAAGGATACCGATTCACTCCAAGACTCCATATTAGCTTATTCGGAAATGCCTGGGGGACTTGATGATACTGCGCTTAAAACACTTAGGCGTGACATACCCACAGAAGAACAATTCGATAAACTAAGGAAATAGATATGAAAGACCCAAAAGTGATAGCTCTTGTAAAACAGTTTGAAAAAGATGTTAACGCACTTAATGTAAGCTGGAATAAATTACAAGCAAACGACGTGTATGTTAGATTAGAGATTAAAGGTACTAGTAGTTATACTGAGCCTAAGTATTTGTTGATCGGCGAAATTACACAACATGTGACATACACAAAGGAGAGCGAATGAAAAACTTTTTAAAGAAATTAACAGGTTTAGATAAAGTAGAAGCACGTATTGCTGAGGAAGCAGCGGCACTAGAAGCAAAAGAACTAGAATTACTTAAAGTAAGAGATCCTAAAGCGTATGCTACTAAACGTAAAGAGCCTTGGGTAAATGTTATTGATGTTAAAGTAAACGCAGAGAATGTGCGTAACGGCTTCTTTGAACTTGATTGGAATGATTACTTTATTGCGCAACTAGTTCAAGCAGGATACGGCGTTGACAATGATCCTGAAGAAGAAATTGTTGATCGTTGGTTCCGTGACATCGTACACAATATGTTAGAAGAAGGTGGTCAAGATACAAATCGAGGCGCGGGCTATATTAATGTTATTCCTATCTCTAAAGGTAAGTCGGAAGTTAGTTGACAATTATGTGTAAACATGTTATACTATATTTAAATTAACGCAATAAAAGGTTACACAAATGGCAACTTACATTCTAGTAGATACTGCTAATACTTTCTTTAGAGCTCGTCACGTAGTACGCGGCGATATCGACACAAAGGTAGGCATGGCACTACACATTACGCTAAACAGTGTAAAGAAAGCATGGACTGACTTTAAAGCAGATCACGTTGTGTTCTGTTTAGAAGGTCGTAGCTGGCGCAAGGACTTTTACGAGCCCTACAAGCGCAACAGGCAAGTTGCCCGCGGCAAACTATCTGTAACAGAAGCAGAAGAAGATACTGCATTCTGGGGTATCTTTGACGAGTTTAAAAACTTCGTTACTGAAAAGACTAATTGTACTGTTATGCGTCATTCGCAACTAGAAGCAGATGACTTAATTGCTGGTTGGGTACAAATGCATCCTAATGATACTCATATTATTATTAGTACAGATGGTGACTTTGCACAACTTATTGCGCCTAATGTAAAGCAATATAATGGCGTTGCTAACATGACTATTACACACGAAGGTTATTTTGATGACAAAGGCCAGCGAGTAATTGATAAGAAAACTAAAAAAGCAAAGCCTGCGCCGCACCCTGCATTTATGCTGTTTGAGAAATGTATGCGTGGCGATACAAGCGATAATGTGTTCAGTGCGTATCCAGGTGTACGTACAAAAGGTACTAAGAACAAAGTTGGTCTTATAGAAGCATACGAAGATAAGACTTCAAAAGGCTTTAATTGGAATAACATGATGTTACAACGTTGGTCCGATCACGAAGGTGCAGAGCATCGTGTATTAGATGATTATAATCGTAACGTAGTATTATGTGATTTAACTGCACAACCTGCAGACATTAGAGAAATTATTAATACAACTATCACAGAAAATGCGGTGCCTAAAGAAATTACGCAAGTAGGCATGCGTCTTATGAAGTTTTGTGCCAAGTGGGATATGCAACGTATTGCAGATCAAGCACAAAGCTATGCAGAACCATTACAAGCGAGGTATCCAGTATGACATTAAAAGCAAAACCTGTACTAAAAGATAAATTTTGGATTGTTGAAAGCAACGAACAACGTATCGGTACTATGACATGGAATGACAATCGATATATGTTTAGTAGTCGTGTAGAAACTTGTTTCTTTGACAATAAACGACAAATGAAGAAAAAGTTTGGTACTGATATTATTTGGAGTGATATTACACCAAAAGTAGTAGACGATACACCTGACCTGTTTATAGTACACGGATTCCCAACTAGTGTTAATCCGTTTAATACGCTGTATGATGTAAAACGTAAACTTCCATTGTTTACTAAAAGCAATAATTCAAAAAGTCAATACTGTGCAGGATATTATATTATTAAGTTTGACAAAGGATGGGTTAAGAGCCATTGCCCTAAACTTATTACAGTGGAACGATACGAAACTAGAGGCCCGTTTAAGTTTGAGTTAGAAATGCGTCAGGAGTTATCAATTGCAAATCGTTGAACCGTTAAACACTATTCCTTTACAACAGTTTTTAAATGCTGTAAAGGCTGCTGAACAAAGCCGTGCAAGAGAAGTTAAACTAGACATTGCTACAGCAAAGACACTGGCATTTACACTCGGTGCTGTTATGAGTCGTTTACATGGCGATCTTGAACTATTAGTTGCACAATCTAAAAATAACAACGATGAAATTATTGAGATTAAACTCGATGGTGGATCTAAGTTTTAAGTACGCAGATAACTGTTGAAAAGAGATAAATATATACGTAGTTAATTAAAGGATTACGTATATGAGTAGACCAAAGCCAACAGTTATTTTAGAAAATATAAACAATAAAACGTATAAGTCAGAACAAGTTTTAGAAGCTGACGCTATCTGGGCAGTTTTTTATCAGAGTAAGCCGTTCAATCTTAAAAGTGCAAATGCCCTAACAAATTATCCCGGACCTAAGTACAAGAAAACTAGCTTTAGTAATCCCGGACATGCACATAATCTTTCTAAAAAATTAAACGAAATGTTTAGATGTGAAGACTTTGCAGTATATAAGCTCACTAACGGTGAGGTGGTTACAGAAGAATGAACTGGAAAGAGACTTATACTAAAATCTTTCTAAAAGAACTAGATAAAAGTACAAACGAATCAACTATAAAAGAATACATTCCTCTGTGGTGGAAAAACAACAGAGATAAAGGTGCGGGCGGCCTAAGGCTAACGGACACAGGATTTGAGGTTCTCCTACAGATAGATCTAGCAATATACGATATACCTTTTGCTAAGGATATGCCGCTTACTACGCAAGTTATTATATTCTTAGATCAGTTTATTGACTGCCCTTACTATCTTACACACAAAAGTATCACAGTAACGAACGAAAAGAAAGCAGTCGAACTTACTCTTTTCAGCGGCGATCTTCGCAAATATGGCATTACAAAGGCCATGAATAGACAAAAAAGTTCCTAAGTTCTTATAAAACACTTGACATTTCCTGTATTGGTGCTATAATATATACATAGCGTAACAAAACACACACTTAAAAGGAATGCAAAATGGATACTGGAACACGTACTGTAAGCCCTAATAGCGCAAAAGCGTCAATCAAGCATGCAATGCTTAAAAAACGGCCGCTGTTTCTTTGGGGACCTCCGGGCATTGGTAAGTCAGATATTGTACGTCAGATTACTGACAGTTTTACAAATGCGCATTTGATTGACATTCGTTTGAGTCTTTGGGAACCTACAGACATTAAAGGTATTCCGTATTTTGATAGTAACTCAGGTACTATGGTATGGGGTGCGCCTTCAGAACTTCCTACACAAGAGTTTGCAGCACAGTACGATACTATTGTATTGTTCTTAGACGAAATGAACTCAGCGGCTCCTAGCGTACAAGCAGCAGCATATCAACTAATTTTGAATCGGCGTGTAGGCACTTACAAGTTGCCAGACAACGTTGTTATTGTTGCAGCCGGCAATCGTGAAGCAGATAAAGGCGTTACTTATCGTATGCCTGCTCCGTTGGCTAACCGCTTTATTCACTTAGAACTACGTGTTGACTTCAACGACTGGTTTCAGTGGGCAGTTGATAACAGAATCCATAAAGATGTTGTAGGTTACTTGACATTTGCAAAGAAAGACTTGTACGACTTTGATCCTAAGAGCCCAAGTCGCAGCTTTGCAACTCCTCGTAGCTGGAGTTTTGTTAGCGAATTGCTCGAAGACGGCATCGACGATAACACTACTACTGACTTAGTTAGTGGCGCAGTAGGCGAGGGCCTTGCTGTAAAATTTATGGCGCACCGTAAAGTTGCGTCAAGCATGCCTAATCCTACTGACATTTTGCTTGGTAAAGTAAAAGAGATGAAGACTAAAGAAATTAGTGCTATGTATTCATTGACAATTTCACTCTGTTACGAACTAAAAGAAGCCGCTGACAAAAACGATAAGAAGTTTGATGATAAAGTAAATAACTTCCTGCGCTTTGCAATGGATAACTTTGAGACTGAGCTAGTTGTTATGGGTATTAAACTTGCTCTTACACAGTATGCTTTGCCTATTGACCCAGATGAAGTAGAGTGTTTTGACGAGTTTCATGAGCGATTCGGTAAGTATATTAAGGCTGCGCAGTCCGCTTAATGAACGGAAAGGACGGGTTCTTTTGGACCCGTCCTTTCTTTCAAATTAAAATAACGGTTGACATATGCACTATAGATGCTATAATATATGTATAAGTTAATAAAAAGGTGATACAAATGGCTACTAAAGATACTGCAAGTAAGCTTAAAAACTGGCAACCTAATCCAGATATCACTGAGCAAGCATTAGAAGTAATGCGTGTTGAAGTTATGGACCGTATTATTACTGCTCGTGTAGGACTGTTGTTGCGCCATCCTTTCTTTGGTAACATGGCTACACGCTTGCGTATTGCAGCGGCAGACGAATGGCTTCCTACTGCCGCTGTAGACGGACGTAATTTATTCTACAACACACAGTTCTTTAATGCAATGGACAATAAAGAAATTGAGTTTGTTGTTGCGCACGAAATTCTACATATGGTGTTTGATCACCTTGGGCGGCGCGATGAGCGGAATCCTATGTTGTATAATATTGCCGCCGACTATATTGTAAACAATTTACTTGTACGTGATCGCATCGGCTGTAAGCCTAAAATTGTAGACTGCTATCAAGACTTTAAATATGAAGGATGGACTTCTGAAGATGTGTACGATGAACTGTTTAAAGAAGCAGAAAAGAACGGCGAAGAGTACTTAAAACAACTAGGCGAAATGCTAGATGAACACCTTGACATGGAAGGCGAAGACGGCGAAGGTAAAGACGCCGGCGAATCTAAAGACGGCAACGGAAATAATGTAAGCAAGAGTAAGCCTAAGTACTCAAAAGAAGAAATGAAGAAGATTAAAGATGAGATCAAAGAAAATA